CGTAAGCGACAAACTTTGCGTCAGTACCACCAGCAACCGCCCCAACATACTGCATCAAGTATTCAGAACCGAATGCCTTGGCTGAAAATTCCGTTGGCATTCTGAAAAGGTCATACGCAACATCGTAATGGCGCGTATTTCGGTAAATGACGTCTGAGCCGTAAGCTCGCACACGGAGACTACCAGCGCCATTGGCTTTCACTGCGTACTTATCCACACTGTATTCACGGATAATTGCGCCGTTGGCGTAAAAAATGCCACCGTTCACGTAGTAGCTACCACCGATTAGTGTTGATCTACCTCCAGCCGCAACACCATAACCAGAGGAGGCTAGGTTGTCGGAATAATTGGCTGTTAGCCCAAACGCTTGAAAGTGAATTCCTGACGCTTTAGGCGTTACGCCGTCTGCTGCAAATGAGCCAGAGGTGTAATTACCTGTGCCCAAAACATGCAGGTGATACGGAATCACCGTGCTTTTGGAAGGGTCAGCAATGGTCAACGTCCCTGCAATGTCAATGCCTACGTTGGGGCAGTAGTACAAGAAACCATCACCCATAGCAACACGGGTAACGCCTGCCATGCCGTTAATACCGTCCCAGCTTGTGTCTGTTGTGCCTGCTGTTTGGGTGATAATCGTGCCTGAGATTGTGAAAGCCATTATTCAGCCCTCCCCTGTTTTGATGTTGCCATGTTTGTTCCTTGTGTCATGTTTGCAGGGTGTCAGTCTTCAATCTTGATGCCGACAATCTTGCCTTTTTCTCTGACAATTTTACGGGGCTTGGTGAGCATGGCGGCTGTTTTAGTTTGGGCTTCTGCTGTTCGCTCCGATGCGGATTGAATGGCATTTGCTTGCATCTGGACAACTTCTTTCAATGAGTTTACGGCCTCGCTAATTTGGTTTCCTACCTGTTCGCTGCGTACATCCACCTCAGACCGTGCCCTGGTGCGACCGTCTTCGCCTCGCTCCATCCTTACGCCTTCGTTCATCATTTCTAAGGCGTGTTTTTCTTCGGCCATTTGCAGTTCACGCTCTAGCTTCAGGGCTTCAAGTTCCATCTTTCTCTGACTCAGGTCAGGCATGGCGGGTTGAGCTTGTTGCGTTTGTGGCTCTTGACCAATACCGGATAAGACTTCAGCGGTCTTAGCTTGGCTCAGTTCTGCGTCTGCGATTGTCTTGATGGTGCTTGCACGGGCTTGGGCTGCTTTGGCTTCGGCTTCTTCGGCTGCTGCTTGCAGGTACATGGAGTTTGGATCTTGCGGCTGATTTTGCATCTCGGCCATGAGTTCTTGGGCCTCGTCGTCGGTGGGCTTGACCACGCCCATGCGCAGGAGCTTCTTGCGGAAGTAGGCATTGGCGTCGCTGATGCCCTCGCCCTCCATGTTCATCATGGCCATGGCGGTGATCACTTGCTGGGTCTCTGGATCTGCTGTGATCTGGAGCATCCCGGTCAGGGCGCGGACTGTGGCCTCGCGCTTGCTGGTGCTGGATGGGCCGACCTCGGCCACGACGTCAAAAGTGGCAGAGCTGAGGTCGTTTTGCATGACGACTTCGCCAGTCTGTTGGTCGATGCTGGGCTGCATGAGTTCGACCATCCCGGCCTCGCCTGTGGGGGCGATGGTTTTCATCTTGCGCTTGTCTTCGATGTAGACCTCTTTGGCCATGGAGAGCCAGATTTCCCCGCAGCGCTTCATTCCCTTGGCAAAGTTGGACATGTAGATGAAGGCCTGCATGTCCACGCGAGTCTGGATCATCTCCACGGCCTTGCCTGACATTCCGCTGACCATCTTGTCGGCCCCGGCTGGGTTGCCCAAGATGTCTTGCATGTCGGTTTCGGTGATCTGCAAGAGCGCGGCCATGGCCGGTGGTATGTTGGGGGCACGGGTGTAGGCGACGGGGCCCGAAACGGCCTGGTTGCCATTCTGGTCGGTGATCGGGTTGATCAGCAAATACGGGTAGTCCTTGAGGTTGTCCTCGGACCACATGACCTGGTGGCCTGCGACCTGCTCTGGGGTCAGGATGGGCTTTTCCACCGATGACAGTGCGGAGATCTCGCCCAGCTTGGACAGCTGCATGTTCTTCAGGCGTTGGGCATCTTTAGCCAAACGCACATGGCCCATGCAGCGTTCGATGTTGTCCACAAACCACCGTTTACCGTAAACCACAACGATAGGGATGCACTTGCCCGCGATGTAGCCCGCATCCTCCAAGACTCTGCCGCCCGACATGATGTACTTGCGAACACGTTTGCGCTTGACGCGCTTTTGACGGATCTCAACTGTGCCGATGGCCGCAAGGGTTTCTTCCAGGGTCTCGTCGTTGGCGAAGTCGGCCTGGGTGTAGCGTTCTTCCTCGCCTGCGATGTTCTGGAAGATGCGGATGGTCTCGGTCTTTTCCTCAACCTTGTAATACTCAGCGACATAAACCACGTCAGGCGTACACCAGTCGAACTCGTACTGATGGATGATCTTGGGCCAGTCGGTTGGATCGTCGCCCCATGTGTCCTTGTAGGCCTGGCGGGTCATGCTGGTGACGACGTAGCAATACTTGGCGTCGGACTTGTCCTGGCGCTTGGCCCCGAGGTCGAAGAACACGGAGCTGTCAGCGTCAAAGATGGGTTCAATCCTGATGCGCTGGCGGTCGTCTTCGTCATTCTCCTCGTCTTCGTAGACTGTGCGCAAACGCCATGCGCCGATGCCGCCGCCGACTGCTTCCTCAAAGGCGTTGTCGTAGGCCTCATCCGCGACGGATGCCTGCTCGTCTGCACGATAGAGACCGTCGCAGACCTCGGCCAGCTTGTCGTTTTCCTGGCCGTCCTTGCTGACGTAATCGACCGTGATGCGGTTGTTGCGGTACTCGTTGATGATTCGAATCACCGAGAGCATGATCTTGTTGACCTCAAACTTGGGCTTGTTCTCGTACAAGTCCCAAAGTGGACCCTCCCATTGACTTCCAGCCAAAGAGTAAAAGCGCCGGTCTTGTAGGCATTGCAGGCGCTCGTCTCGGAGGGCTGTCTGTACGTCATCAAACTGCGCCAGGGCTTCTGCATGCAGGTTGGCGAGGCGTTGGTCGTTGCTCATTCGGGCCATGGGGATTTCCTCAATTTGTGCGATTGTCTCACCACTTCTTCACATTTGGCAAAGGGGTAAAGATGGCGGGTTTGGATGCACCAGCACGGCGGACAGCTTCGCAGGCGTAGCGCAGGGCGTCAATCACGTGGTTTTTCTTGTCCTCCAGCACGGGGAGAATCTTTCCCGTCAGCGGGTCGGTCTTGTAACTGTACAAGGTCAGTTCATCTATTGTATGTACACATCGGGGGTGAACCACTATGTCGTAGTTCTTTAGGAACTCGATGCCTTCCTCAACTGATCTTGGGCCTTTCACGGCTGTCATGATCTTTGGAAAGCCGTTCCTTTTCATGTGGCTGATGGTCTCAGGTCTTGCCGAATCAGCAACGATTGGCCACTTTTCCGATTCTGGCACGGTCATGAACAGTTCAGGCGTGTTCACGATCTCGCAGCCCACCATATAGGCTTCGTAATCGATGTAGAGGGTGCGGCCAATGATGTGGCACCGAACAAGTGTAGTCGGGTCAACAGCAAAACCCCAGTCTGCACCCAATCGGTGGATGGCGTCTGGTGGTGCTTCAAACTCCTCGACACGCCAGTTCTTGAACACCCGTGTATTGCTGTTTGTCAGGTATCCACCCATCCAAACGTGCTGAAACTTGTCAATGTCTCGCCGTTTGTCGTACTCCATTTCGTCTTTTAGAACGTCTGGAAACCACGGGTTGTCTGTAAAGTTGACCTTCAACACCTGGGCGTCTTTCGGGGGTGTTGTCCCCCTTAAAAGCAAATCAACCGGGTCAGTCGCTTGTCTTGGGTTCCAGGTAAACCAGAGTTCGGACTCAGGCTTTCGGATTGTTGGGCGCAACAGGTCAAGACTGGTCTGACTTAGGCTTTGGGCTTCCTCCACCCAGGCGCAGTCGTAACCCTCCAGTGATTTGATCGAATCCGCTGTGTGATTCTGCATACCCTGAAAGATGATCATCCCGTCACCCTTCTTGGATTTGATTACCGATTCCTGAACTTCAAAGTAAGCGCCAGCATTCATGGCCTCGATCTTTGTCTCCAAAAGACGCTTAACCGACTGATTCAGGGATTTCTGTATCTCACGAACACAAACCGAGCGCCGCTTCTGGTCCATGATGTGGGCCTCAATCATTAGTTCGGCAAACATGTGGGACTTTCCAGAGCCACGGCCACCCCATGCGCCTTTGTATCGGCTTGGGTTGAGCAGGGGCAAGGCCCACTCAGGTGTGGGAATTTGAAGGGCGGTCATTCTGTCAACAATCTCCATGCTGTTGCTGCACAAAGTGGGACTTGTCCGTTTCCAATGGCTTTAAGTCTGTCCACCCTAGCGGCCACCCCATCAGCCACTCTACCCACGTTGGGTTCAATTGCCCAGAAGTTGGATGAGCGACCATAGGCAAGTTCAACTGTTTCCCCTTCTCTGCTCTGCGTTGAATTGATGGATTGCTCATGTTGCCCCTGTCCCGACAATCCGAGGCTTGTGGCGTTGGGAATGTTCTTGCATAAGTTGCCAAACTCCTCCCCGATTGACTTGGAGCATTCTTGTTGAACAAGACTTTCTTGTTGTCTCTGTTCACCGTGTCGGGTGTTGGTAGCAACGATCCAGATTCTGTCCCTCTGATGGACTGCTCCAACGTCCGCTGCTCCCAACACTCCCCATCTCGCATCAAACCCCATTGCGGCCAAGTCTCCAAGAACGGTTCCAAGCCCCCTAGAAGTAAGCATTGGTGAGTTTTCCACAAGCGCATATCTGGGTCGTATTTCGTGAATG